GGTGGTTGTTATAATAAAGATGGCCGAAGCCATCATTATATTATAACAATGGCCAAAGCCGGCATATATTTAGCCACCCTGCCGGGTGGTGGTATCATGTCGGTTACGCATACCCACCACGGTATACGAACGTATTTAGTGTCGAACTTATAGTTCCAGTAGCTGACGTATTATTACCTAAGTAATAACAGTTAGATCCCTTATACACTGCGAATGGTGGAGCGATTGTATGAAAGCCCATTCTACTTTCATCTGTGAGACCCACGAATAATTCTATTCCCAAATCCAAGTTCTTACTACCTAAATTAACCATTTGAAAAACAATCGATCCAAAATCCAAAGTGCTCAGCGAAACTGGCAAAACGGACGAACCAAAATTTTTGAATTTCTCAGGAGAACCTAGATATTTGTAAAAACAAGTATTAGGAACGACAAACTCATAAGTCACAGATCTTTGAACTAAATCTCGTGCCACGACGCTAGCCGTGAGCGGCACCTCGCCTAAGGACGACGGAGAAACATAGCTCGAAAATGCTGCCGCATTGACTGACGCTGCTGCTATAGTTCTACTAGGTTGTAAAGTGTTAATGTTTTGAGGCAAATAGTAAGCTCGACCAACGAAATTATCCATATTAATGGAATTTTCCGGTTCGTCGTTGCTTACGTTATGCACCACAACACGCACCTTAAAACCGCAGTTTTTACCATAGTACATACGTGACAACGTTTCAATTGGGGAATAAGCCCAAGACCACGGTAACTCACCTACAATAGATCCCAAAGGGATCTGTTGAACAATAGAACTATAACGTTCTATTCTGGATGAAGTTGTTGCAGACTTGTACATTCTCCGAATCAAAGGTCGAATGTCAATATTCGGTTTCAATCTATTAAAGTGCGTGACATTGCTACTCTTATCGTCCCTGCGGACGGAAGGGTGCTGGTCTTGAGGCTTGTTCATCACCTCCACTTTTCCAGATTGGCCTTTCCAAGCCTTGTCTCTCATGTATCCTACGACTCGTCCGCCTACAACATGCAACTTACTAACGAATTTATCCCTCTTGTCGTCTGAACTTACGTCCACTTTCAACCGAGCAGCTAACTTCGTTACGTTTTCTGTGTACGCGCCACCATCTTCTGCCCAAAATTGCTCCTTCTCGCTTAGTGTTATTAAAGTATCGTCTGGTTGGTCATGTACTTTCCCTGTCAAAACCGATTTCTCGGTCTGCAAGTTCGTCTGTGGTAATTGTTTGGTTACTGCCGGTGGTATTGGTGTGAACAAAGAAAAATCTTCGTGATAAGTATTAGAAGTAGTATAGCCATAAAAGGTCAAATCGGAGCCTCCTGCCATGTACACATTGAATTGTACAGTAGTAGGAGAACCGTCCGAGACCACTAAAGGCTGAGCTACGTAAATATAATACAAACCATGCATGATTGCTTCTGAGTCCAAATTCTCACAACACGGTTGGATGTCATTGCGGTTTAGAAACGGCAAATCGACCTCATGCGATTGTCCTCCTTGGGTATATTCCAACAAATGTGAAGGAGCGTTAGCGCTCGATGCATAGGTTGGATAAGCCTGTAGGACTTTCACTGAGGGATTATAAAATTTCAAAACCTTGAGCTTAACTTGCTGCTTGTTATTCATAACAGACTGTATTTTAAGCTTCAATGAACCTCTCCATCCACGATGTAGAGAATGTAAGAGTTCTAAATTGTTTGCACAAATTCGACCTCCTGCATTAGCTGCCCCATAGCCTCCCTGAAAGGGAGATATAGGACGTATCCATAACAATTTGCCCACGATGTCAGTAGTGCTAACAGTAAAAGTTCCAATATATTGGTCCTTCTGTGTTATGTGCGTTATTGCCATCTCATCCAAATCCGTCCCGAAAAGGGGTTCTTTCGTGATTCGATCAAAAGTCGCATCAGGATCGAGTTTTTCAAAATATTGAGCTACATCTATGTTATTGTGGAAGTTGGTATTCATAGTGAGAATGCGTTGAGTTGCAGTCGGATCGTTGGGGTTATGTAACCCCGTCCAACCGCGCACCCATTCGCGTCCTGCATCTACTGCATCTCCCGCAACTCTTTTGACGCCACTCGCTATCGTGTCAAACAATCCTGATATGCCAGATGACAGACTCTCAGCTTTGAAAGCGGTGCTCTCCTCCGCAACTACTCCTACTACAAACCTAGCAATGAGCGCCAATGACGACGCCACACTACCAAGTAGCATTAGTTTCCTCGCGTCCAGCGTAAACTTCCGTCGCTTAATAGTCTGCATTTCTTCTTTCAAAATCGCATCCTCGAGATAATCTTCATATACTGGATTCAGCATACTTTTCTTCTTCCTTCCTGATTGCGTAGCCCACGTCACAAAACGCGGGGTAGGCACAACCATGTCGAAATGCTTGAAGCAAGCTTCGATAACAATGTTCAACGTCGTTGTTGATCCTGTTGATACCGCTAGCTGATTCAAGACAATGAACACAAGGGTAGCATAATTGCCATTGATTGTTGTAATATCAACCGATGACGTAGCTACATCCTCCATGTCCAAAGTCGCTAAATCAGTGTTGCAGTACCATGGTACAGGCAAAGTCACCGAAGTCGCCTCATTAGCATTTAGAAAAGCATGTGGTCCAGACATTGCTGTGTTGATCAACGTTCTTACGTCCGTCGATGTTGGATACTGTGGTAAGGGTGGTAAAATAGCCGCCAGAATACAGCCCGCGTGTGTTATGGTTCCTGCCAAAGACACATTTAGGACTAGATCTGGACGACCGTAAGCCGCCATCTTAAACATATTCAACAACGAAGTGTTACTGCGTGCAATATCACCTGGTAAAAACTTGATCGGGGTCGTCAGCAATGAGTAGCGTGCGTTCGATGTCGTGAACTCAACACTACCTACATAAAAAGGTCTCTCGATATACGGTTTCGCATCCACTCTGTAAGCTTCAGGAATGTCCACTACCATAAACTTGTCGGTATTTGGTGCGTCTATTACCTGAATCTCTCTCGTCGTGATGGAAGCTACTTCTGTTTGAATCGTCTGAGCCCCTTGGTTGAAGTCGTTATTAGCAACCTCTTTGAATTTTCTGTCTTCATGTTCCATTTGTGTAATGTCTCTAAATTTTTCCAAAACTCGCCAACATTAGTGCGAATTTAAACACCTGTTTGGTATGTCTTTATCGTAGCCCCCCTCGTGGTGATGAGGAAGTTAGAACTCAATATAAAAACATAGGCTATCGGTTGCCACCCTGTTCAACAAGGTTTTTAAAGTCTTAACTGACTGCGGTCAATCCCGCCGTTATTGGTTGTCATTTTTATTGGCGCAGAAAAGATAAATCTTTTCCAAGCCCAATCATTATTTCTTCGTACCCTTGCGGGTGTGCCAAGATCTCTCGAACTTTCTGCTCGGAGAACAACGCGTTAGTATAGTCGTGCTTCGTAAGTAACTTCATAAACATAGTATATATGCCTCTGCCGTGTAAATACGCTTCAACCTGAACTGAACGCATTTTGCCCTCCATTACTTCGGTTCTATCTTTGGTTCCATCCATCCATTGGAGGGTGTTTACCAAAGTTGAAAGATCTAGGGCACCTACAATCCTCTTCAAATCTACATGATAGTAAAAATTTCTTTTTACAAAATTTAGTTTCTCCAAGGGTTGTGACTCCGTAGTGATTGGGGTTTTGTCGCCATTGGTGCATGTCATGCCAAGATCCGAAGCCACTTTAGCCATTGTTTTCAAATTGAAAACATGAGCCAAGTGTTTGGGTACTCCAAAAATCTTGTCATCTCCTACAACATAATCTACGATTTCGTTTACATCTGATACAGTAGCATCGTCTTTATTTCTAAAAACGGTTAGCGCCGTCAACGATTTGTTTATCAAACAATTCATCAACAGCGTCAGCCAAGTACCAGACGGTAATCCATGGGTTGTAGCATAAACTGCGTCTCCTACTAACACAAATGATCTACGCATTGTTTTCAATACATAGTCCAATTGCATAACGTGTTTGCCGCGATATTTACGCTCCAACACATTCGAAATGGTGTGCATGATAGCTTCCACTACCGATCCATCCCATTTCGCGAAATCTATATCTCCTGTTATATGACATTGTCTCAATCTCTCGTAAATCTTTGCGAAATCCAAATACGGATTTAAACCTATTCCACATCCCGTGATGTGCAATTGTGATTTAAAATGCGGTATTAGTCTCGCACAAAGTTTCTTTGTCCAAAAAATATGCGGTAAGGGCATGACCCTAAATGTTCGTGGTTCGTCAACTTTCGTATCCTTCCTAAGCTCATCTTTAAACGTCTCTCGACATAAAAAGTTCTCAGTAAAATACTCGCCGTATTCGCCATCCCACTCAAATCTACTGATCATTTCCTTACCCTTGTCCGTTATCTTTTTGTTTTCAAAATCAAAATAAACATTTTTATCTCGCTCCCATCCATATCCATTGCTGGAATCCTTGTTTAAAGGTCCGATAAAGTCGTTGCCAAAAGCAGCGTCCTCATCAGATACATGGCTGTAAGCGGGAATCAAAGTGTCTATATACTGTTCGATGAAATTCAACTCCTGGGGAGTAACCTCACCTTGATGTGAAAACGTTTTCTTAGCTATTTTGTCCATTAACTTCTTCTGAGCCCCCAGAGCGTGAAAATTCGGGGGACTCTTGGTGTATAGCTGCACACCAGAAGTTTTTAATCCATTAATCAAATCCGTCGTGTCTTGATTGAAATCAACATGAAATGCTGTTTTCTCTAAATTAGTCTCTGTATTAACTTGTAAAGTCTTAATCTGTCCTTCCTCGTAGCGCATTCGCACTCCAGAAAATCCAGGTAAAACCTCGTCGTCAATCTCAAAGTTACTTTCTCTAGAATTATTTATCATCGCATCTCTTATTAACTCTCTCACTTTTCCTTGTGGTTTTACCATGAAGCCTACTTCTCCGTCGCCTGCTACATGAAAAGCCACTATGCCTCCTGTCTCTGAAGCCAGAATTGATCCGCACATACCGTCACCCGAAAGGGGAGATATTATGCCTGACCAAGGTTCGTGACTTATAGTAGCTGCTTGTTTCTCAATACCATTAGGATTGTCTTCAGTCTTCTGTTTTGATCTTTTAACAACATAACCTTCATATGAAACTGGTTCCATATTCGGTTTAATTGTCAAAAACATCTTAACATCAACTGAACCCATCGAATTGACTATCGTCATATCGTTATCCTTATAATCTTCAGAAATAAACAAGTTCCTACAAATCTTATACAATGGCACTACTCCGTCCATATCCCACACAACTAAATCTACTGTGGGAAATGCTCGAGGTCGTGTCAATCGTACTTTCTCTGCTTCTATGTGTCCGTTCTCGTAGTGTACTAAACTCTGGTATAGATTCACTCGTGCTCCAACTGCTACGTCAGTGTGAAAAGGTAAAAGGATTTTATTTCCGCTAACAACTCCGTGAGTTATTACCGTATTTTCTCCTTCTACTATTTCGACCAACTTAACAAATTTTGAAACACTAGTTAACCTAGTTCCTTGAGGTTTGTACTTATTCTTTATCCGTTCTGGGAAGTCCTTGAAGACCTCCGCCACTCTTTTCCTTGCGGCTTCCATATCTCTTTTCATATTTTCATTTATCCTATCCTGATAATTATCGTAAGCTTGCTTTATCTTAAAACAAGTCATCAATGCGCCTAGCGCACCAACGACCAGTAAAAGATGAATCAAACTCAACTCTAATTTACCAGAGGGAATGAATTTACGTAAAAAATGTGGAAGATCAGCCGAATTGACTGTTATGGTAGATTTGTCTTGCGTTAAGAAACCGAGCACCGAAGCGCTCAAGGTTCCAACAAATGCTGCCATTAAATCAATTATCTGCTGACCATAAAAAGCACACCACTCTGAAGCTATTGCAACTCCATTGTGGCAACTTTTCATGCCGAAGGAAAAAACTGACGAAAAACTCTCACTCGCGAACGCGTCGTGAAAGACTTCCTTGTTTCCTTTTCTATTTTTATACTGTCCTATTATATCCTTGTAACTCTTTGTGTCCATTGTACATGCCGTTCTCTCTCTGTCTTCTCTGTCTCTAATCTCCATGAACATTGTGTATAACCATGTTAAACCGTGGTGCACCCGCGCTAGCGGAGCAACAACACCGGTATCACATTCTGGCTCTACATCAATATCACTGTTATGATACAGAAATTCGTTTTTCCATGTCGGTTCGGGGTGTTTATGATCGTACTTGTAATACTTCATGCGTTGTGCAAATCCGTGCTCGTCATAAGAGTTGACTTCAATTAAATGAATTCTTCTCCTCAAAGCATCGGGTTCGCTAATACAATCCGTACTAGTAAACGAATTAAGATCTCTCAAATGATTCGTTGTACACACTATTATTTTCGATGTGAAACTCTTGGTGTTCTTCTTATTGGCTTGAGCGCAGGGCAAGGGATACTTAGTGGGGGCTACAAAATTAATTATATACCGCCACTGAGATTTCCCTTGTTGTCCTACGTCATCCATAACAAAAACATCTTGATTCTCATAATCGTCATAAAAGTCCTTGGCGTCCTCTGCTGAAGGCACCGAGTGTGTGTACACAGAAAGACCATCTTCTCGCAACAAATCAACAAAATTATTCATTAATGCCGACTTGCCGCTACCAGCTGGTCCTTCAAAAACGAAACAAATTGGTTCATCTCGTCTCGACTCATCAAAGATCTTAACTCCTTTACAAACATTCTGCTCAAAATTGTCCCAAGTTGTTTTGAAATATCTATTACTCGCATTACTTACGTACTCCATAAACCCGTCAGATTCGATACACTTCTTTCTTAAAGACATTACGTCTTGTCTGAAAGAAGGATCAAAAATGGCTTGCTCATTCCGTAAGAAAAACGTATATTTCTCCGCAACCTGTTTAATCAATCGATAATTTCTCAAACCGTGTCCTAAATAATCAAACATGCCAATCATGAAATCAGCCAGCGACTTCGGGAGGAAATCGCCAGCCAACTTCGAAAAGAAATCGATGACTCCTGATAACAATTCCACAACTTTTAACATTGTTTCAATCATTACTTCGGAGCTCAACGTTTTCTTTCCTGTCAACACTGCAACCGTTTTCATCGCTTCAATCAATCTAGCGGGCAATCCCAATGTAGCATAACCTAAAATTAAGTCAGCCGCATCGAGACTTTCCGCTTTGAAAGTAGCGTGAATCTGAACTAGTTCTTGATACCTATGGTATGCACTGTAAAGTCGCAACATAAGTACCAAAACCTTGCTCGGGGTCACAAATCCGTCTCTAATTTCCAAAATCAAAGCCAACATATCAACTACAAGAAGCCTGAAACGATAATCTCGCAATCCGTTCCATGCACTTCTCGCTGTCGTCAACATATTAACTACACTGTCCATTACATTTTTCATTGTCTCAAATCCCAACACCTGTTTTCTAAACCTAGGTTTAAAAACCAGGCATTTAATGCCGTCTCTACACACAACTTTCGTCGTGTATTCCTTATTCCGTTCGTTTGTCTTTTCCATGAATTTCTTCCTATGCACTCTGAAAATCTTCGCTTGATTAAGATACATAAGTACGTACTCGCCCCCACAATCAAACACTTGGGGGTTCGCAGCAATTCCTATTTTATTGATGCTGCACTGCTCGATAAAGAGACGCTTGATAATGGAAACATTACCAAACACCTTTTCATTAAACACATGCTGTGATATATTAAAATCTATTTTTGCATTTCTGCAATCTTTCTGCATCAACTCGTCGTCGTCGTTATTATTTATTATATTATTAAAATTGTTTTCATTGTTTGCATTCATAATTGTTACCTTGCGTTTTCATTGCCTAGTCAGGGTTCTTTTACACATACGTGCTGTTTCAAATTTATTAAAGATATTAAGCTATTGTTTATCCGCCTTTAGCGTCTTAAGAATAACTTTTGAAGACTCGTAAGAAAAACATAACGCGCACTATTAGATGGCGCATTGTTATATTTTCATCCTACGATGACCAACAAAAATTGATTCATCATCTTTTAAAAATCCTACACAGGAAAATATATGTGCGGTAATGAGTACTACTCATTCCGCGAACTTTTCACTACAAACTGGAGAACTTAATCAATCCAGAAGCAACTACTCAACAGATTCTTTCTTATGTTTTTAATTCTTGTAAGACATCCATACATACTTCAATCAAACAAAAACTAGGTCTCAAGAAACATCTTAGTATCACATAGGGGTTCCGTAACATGACTACTTAAGAACTTTACCACACTTCGGGGTCCGCAGACCCGTATCTATGGCGACCTAAATCTTTTAACTAAAAAGATCAAAAGCTGTCTTGAGTATTTTGGTGATTTTTATTTCAGGAATCATAACCTGCTTAGTACTAACCTACTCATTTTTCTACAATAACACATTTAGCGTTTTACCGCCTCAGCGTGCTGTTGTATTATATATGAGTGAATAAAAACGTAC